ATGAAGCGCCCAATTTTGAACCCCCACATGCTCTCCGACGCGAAAATCAAAGCGGCCAAACCGCAGTCTAGTAAATATAAGCTCTTCGACCGCGACGGTCTGTTTCTTCTTGTCCAACCGAACGGCTCGAAGCTGTGGCGCATGCGTTATCAGTTTTTGGGCAAGCGACGCGAGTTGGCTTTGGGCAAGTATCCCGGCATGAGCCTCAAGGACGCGCGCGATAAGGTCTTTGAATATCGCGGGATGCTGGATAATGATGCCGACCCTCATTCGGCGCACGCGCGTCGCCGGAGACTGGAAGGGGGTTATACGGTTTTGGAAGCGATTGATGATTTGCTTGCCGATAAAGCTCGTCGCTGTGTGCCGGAGCATGTGGAGAAGTGCCGCAGCCGTTTGTATAAGTATGTTGTGCCACGCTTCGGGCATTTGCCGCTGCCGAGGCTGTCGTCGGATGATTTGCAGGATTTGGTTGTCGCCATTGATGAGGCTGGGAAGAACCACATGGCGCGGCGGGTGTTGGGATTGGTGCGCGAAACTTATGATTTGGCCATCCGCAAGCGCAAGGCAGATTACAATCCTGCGCAGCCGCTAAAGGGTGTGATTAAGCCGGTAAAGGTGAAAAACCATGCACGTATTACCCGCCCCGCGCGTTTGGCCGAGTTAGTGCGCGCGATTGATGTTTATCATGGCACTTGGCAGGTGACGCTGGCGATGAAGTTTTTGTCGCTGACGTTTGTCCGGCAGAAGGAGTTGCGGTCAATGACTTGGGATGATGTCGATATTGACCGCAAGATATGGGTTATCCCCGCAGAGAAAATCAAGATGTCCCGCGATCACATCGTGCCGTTGTCGCGGCAAGCGGTTGAGGTTTTGATGGATGTGCAGCGTTTGGGTGGAGATAAGGGGCGGGTTTTTCCCGGACTACGTCCGGGACGCCCGATAAGTGAAGGTACGATTGTTACTGCGCTGCGCTCGATGGGATTTACGCAGGATGAGATGTGCGGCCACGGTTTCCGTGGCACGGCTTCAACGTTGTTAAATGAGATGGGTTACGACCATAAACATATCGATATGCAGCTTGCGCATTGGGATAGTAGTAGCGTCTCTTCTGCTTATAACCATGCGCTCTATCTCAAGCAGCGGACAGAAATCATGCAGGCATGGGCTGATTATCTCGAGGGGCTTCGCGCAGGTTCTTGAGCGCATCATCAAGTTCTGCTTGTAACGCTTCCGGTAGTTCCGGCGCGGGGTAGGGATGCCCTGCAGCGCGGATAATCCAAGCGTCAACTACCGGCTCAAGCCAAAAGCGGCGGCTGCCGATTTTTCTTCCCGTCGGCACTTGTCCGTTGGCTATCATTTGGTCAAAGGTGCGCAAGCTCAATCCTGCCCGCGCGGCAAACTCTTTGCGTGAGATGTTTCTTATCATGTTCTCTCCTTTGTAAATCTCTCGGATTCAGGGGATTTGATTTCTTGCCCATGTAGCGGGCAGCCCGCCGTTATCCAAAATCCCAGTTCTTCTCCTCCCATGATGCCCTTGCCGTGTGCGTTATCCAGCACGGGGCAGGTGCAGCCTTGTTCGATTGCGGCATCGCTGCCGGGGTTGGGTGTGTTCATGGTGTGCCTCTCATTTCATCGCAACCCGCATTTGCGGTTGCGCGGTTGCGTTGTTCGTTGTTGTGCATGGTTTTTTTTCTTTTCATAGCTACTGTTATTTACCCTGAAATTTAATGAATTGGGCAAGATTTGGCGGCGAGTAATCCTTTCCCTTCATTATTTTCCCGTTTCCGTCTCGTAATGCTTTGCCGTTTTCGAACTTACTCCAGTTGCTGCGATTCACTTCAGCAAGTGCACCCTGTAAATCGTAGCCAAGCACGTAAGCCATACCGATACAGGTGATAATCACGTCGCACAAATCATCTAATGTTGCAGCCGCATCGGTTATTTGTATTCGGGTTGCCCCACTTCTCAACTGGTTCTTTAGGCTATATAGGGGTGTTTTGTTGTCATATCCAAGATGTACAACAAACTCCATTATTTCTTCTATAACGCAGCTTGCCTGCACATTCTGATCGAAGATTCCAGGTGAAGGAACTGCTGTACGGAACCAGTTTTCAATATTTTTAATGATGTCTGTTTGTTTCATTATTTGCTCCTGTAATTCGGTAGACGCTATCGCTCGGCCTCTTGATACTCCATCAATATTGGTAATATTACTTTCTCCGAAAATATCATCGGGACCCCCTTTAAAAATGTATCGTTTCATCGTTTCTCTCCTGCCATCGCTACCGCATTCCCTAAGCTACTGAGGTTCATATTACACTCAATGTTATTATTGGATATTGGGCTAAAGTATCTTCTGCGCTATATTCTTGCAGACTAAATTGCGCAATGTATTGCACGCTGTGCACGGTTTCCTCATCATCATGTACCCATTCTCCGTCTTTGCAGTATGGTCGGTTGTAAAAGCTGAATACCTCTCCGATTGCATCAGTTGCAACATAGCAATGATGCTTAGGTATATCCAGTTCTTCTCCGAAGTATTCTACTGTTCTATATTGGGCATATTTTATGAGTTCCATATTTATCTCCGGTTTGTTTGTTCAAAGGTTGCCGCTTACGGCGGCAAGTCGGCGTTTTCACCGGGCGAGGTATAAACTCGGCAAACGCTGCGGCAGTTATTACGGACACTTGCCGCTCGTCCTCCCTCTCGCGGGTATGGGGTGTGAGTTATTCCCCGTCGGTTTCCCCTGCCACCGCCCGCGCCAGCCACGCATCCCAGCGGTCGAGGTTGCGTCCGGTAATGGTGTCCCGGTAGCCGGTCTCAGGGTCGTGGTGGCGCGGGTCTATGGGTAGCAGTCCGCATTGTTTCTGCCATGCCTCAAAGGCTTCGCGCTCGGCGATGATGTCCACTTTCTGCGCGTTGGCCTTGATGCGGTCGCAGGCTTTTTCGTACTCTGTTTTTTCTGTCATTTTCTTTGCGGCGGATTTCACCGTTGCGCTCCGATTCTTACTAATTGATAGTCATGCATTTCATCTGATTCTAAACTTCCCCAATACACGCCGTTTTCGTCATAGCCATCATCATCCAACGTCCCTTTTTTTGTCACCACATTACATTTTTCGACCTGGTGGGTGATTGTTCCTACGACGATTTGTTCAGTGCTTTCATCCCAGCCGTCGTCATATGCAACTTCTCGGTATGCATCAAGCACTTCTTCGGCGTAGTCCAGCGCCTCTTTTTCCGTGGCGAAAAACTCGCAGCCGTTTTCGGGGTCGTAAACAAAATAGCGATAATGCGTCATGGTTTTTCTCCTTTATTTTTTCTCTTTCCGCGCCACCCAGCGCCGATGCCCGACGTTTTTGGATGTGGGCTGGCGCTTTCGCAAACGACGTCGGTGTAGTCTTTCATGGGTTGTCTCCGGTTGTGGATTGAGGTTTTTGGGGCAACTGTCACGATTTCCGTGACGGTTGGGTTTGGGGTTTCGCGGTGTGTGGTTTATTACTTTTATTGTCAGTTCTCCTATTTCTGTTGGTTAATGATTTCCGCGCGGGAGCGTTTGAATATCCAGCAGCGCGTCGCGCGATAAGTGATAGCGGATGAAACAACCCGGCTCGATTCGATGAATTTGCGATGTTTCGAGGTTTTCAGGTGACGCTTCAAATCTGTCAGCGGCGGTATTTGTTGTCTAGCATTGGCCGCTTTTTCAACAAACTCATTCAGGTTTACGGCGATTTCGGTAGGTTCGCGACTGTGATTCAATGCAGGCGTGCGGTTGCCGAATTCGTCGTATTTGTCATCAAGGAAATCGAATGCCTCCCAGAATTCCGCGACCATCGGATGATCGGCTGCGATGGTGCTTTGCCGTGCAATACAGGCCTCTTTAATGGCCGCGCAGGTTTGCTTTTTCTGGTCGTCGCTCAAGCCGACCAATTCGGCGAATTTCTCGGCAAGGGCGATGAGTTGCGCATGGTTTTTCGCCAGACGCGCGTGGTCAATGCCATCCACTTTCAAAAGCATTTCCTGATACTTGCCGGTTTTTTCGAGGACGTAATCGACGACCTGTTTTTCATGGATGGCGGCGAGCAACGTGAAATAGCTCAATTGCTCGGCGCTCATGCGTTGCATTTCATCGGTCGCCGCTTTAGAGTCGTCGTTGTGTCCGGCTTTGGTAAAGCGCAGTTGCACGATACGCTCCAGCACCGCGTCGCTGGCATTGACCGGTTCGTTTTGTGCGATGACCAGCGTGCCACGGAAGGGCGGCTCATGTGTTTCGACGCCTGCATTACGCTGGCCGCGCACACGGGTGCCGCGCCCGTTGTAATATCCCTTGGTCTCGTCCCAATCAAAGCGCTTGGCGTGCGAGCCTTCGGCGCGGTCAGCCTCGATAAATACCACCGGCAAATTGCCGTATTGCATCATGCTGCGCTGGTTGCCGACCAAACTGTTTTTGTTTGGGTCGATGCCCTCATAGTCTTCGCGGCCAAAGAGTTTCCAGATAAATTCAATCAGCGAGGTTTTACCGCTGCCCGGTTCGCCGATAATTTCCAGAAAGGGAAACGATGACTGCACATGGCGAATTTGCTCGGCAAACATTGATCCAAACCAATACACGGCGGCAATCATGCCGTTGGTGCCAAATGCGCGCCATACCAGTTGCGCCCATTCTTTGTAATAATGTTCGCTGGTGGTTTCCAGCGTCATGTTTGCCCCGCGAAATAGCGATTTAATCGTCTTTTTCGGCAGGTCGAAATAATCCTCGTCGTTAATTTCATGGATGCGACCATTGCAAACCGCCACTTTTGGGTAGATATAGCAACCATGCTCGCGGCTGTAGCCGAGGTGGTCGATTGCTTCCACGGTTTTCAGATTGCGCAGCCAGCGGCTGCCAATCCAGTCCAAATGCTTTGCATCGCCTTGCCACCATGCCCCTTGCGCCGAGGCAAGTTGTTTTTTGAATTCGCTCGATGTGGTTATTTGCCCATTTGAGAAAATGACATTGATCGGTGTGCGCCCATCCGGGAAATGCACGCGGCCAAAAAACTTGCTTTCTTGCAAGGTCTCATTGAATTGGAAATAGAGAAATTCAATGCGGGTGTTGCAAATCATGCGTACCTTTCCTGCTTTCTCGGCAACCATGCGGTTGGCATCCTCTTCAGATTTTGCCCCTATGTACTCGCCCTCATCGACCATGCGCTCAAATTCTTTGGGGTCAATCTCCCACCAGTAGGTTTGATTGTTGTGGTCGATGACAAAACTATGCGTTTTGGTATGCGCGAAAATCCGCCCCGCCTTTTCCTCGACCGTGGCCGCAATCAGCAGCGCGCCGTGGTAGCGGTATTCGGTGAGGTCTTCCGCTTTGAGCTTTTCGAGGCGGTGCAGGTCATTCCAGTCGCATTTGCTTTTTGCCGGGGCGATGGCCGCGCTGCACTCGTAGCCGTCTTTGCGCATCCGGGCGACGTGTTTGCGGATGGCGTTTTTGCCCGCTCTGTCATTGTCCAGCGCCCACACCCAATGGATGTTTTTGCCGTCGGGTGTTTGCGTCAGCGCGTGCGTCGGGTAATTGCCGCAGGAGAGGATGGCGACGGCCTTGACGCCGTTTTGCCACAGAGAGATTGCATCGATGATCCCCTCGGTGATCCATACCTCGTCGCCCGCTTGCAGGGCGATATCCGGCGGACACCACCACAGGCCGGCGTGCGGGCCACCGAAATTCTGCTTGCGCACTTCGCGGCTGCCGTCTGATTTGACCACCTCTACCGGGTCGACAAAGCGCTCCATGTAAGATGTGCTGTTTGGCAAGTAAAACCGCACGGTCGCCGTGCCGCCATTCGCTTGACTACTCCACCATTTCTCTTGGGTGTAGTAGCCTTTCATGCGCATGACGCTCAAACCACGCGCTTCGCGCATGTAGGCGTCAGCGGTGGCAGTCGGGTTTTGCGGCGTCGCCTCAAAGCGTTTTGTGAAATCGCGGAATTCTTCCGGGTAGAGGTCGCGGACGCTGAATTCTTGGCCGCATTTGTTGGCGCGGCCACAGCGCAATACCCACGGATTTTCCGCTGAGGTGAACAGCTCCCTTTTGCCGCAGGCGGGGCATTTGCCTTGGTTGAGCCATTTCTTGTCGGCGCTTGGCTTAAAGCCGTAGTCGGCAAGGATGCGCGGTAGCACCCGCCCGCGCAGTTCGGGCGACATTTCAGACATGGGTGTCTCCCGTTACAGCAGGCGGGTTTGTAGGGTATCGCGCCCGTCTTCCAGCGCAGCGCGGCGTGCCTCGGCGAATCCGGCCAACTCTTTGAGCGAGATGGCGTAGCGTTGCACGCCGTTTTTGAGGATGACGCAGACGGATGTACTCTCATCCAGCGCAAGCGACCAGTTGGCGGCGACGTCAGCAGATTCCTGTTCGGCGATGGCGTGAGCGGCGAGCAGCTCGGCGCGGCGGTCATCAATATCGACCACACCTTGCAGGTATTCGCGGCAGGCGTTGATTTTGTCATCGCGCGACAAAATGCCCTGCCACGGGCGGGATACATACTCGCGTACCATACCGGCGAGCAGCGCGCTCACGTCATTGCATACGGGGATTGCCTTGACGTTGTCAGCGAATAACGCTGACGGTGGAGACAGCAAATTCGCTACCTCGGTACGCAGAACATAACTGGCACCGCAGTACGGATTCGTGCAGTTTCCGTACTGCTCGCGTAGTCCATCCAGCACCTGATGGCTGGTGCGGATACGCACTGGCGCGCGGCAGGCAGGGCATGGGAAATGCCCTAAAAAATAGTGCTTTTTTTTACTCATGCCGCGCCGCCTTTACTTTCTGTTGTACCGTATCAATGCAGGCAGTAAACACCTCAATTATCGATTTAACTTCCTCCTCTTTGTACCATTTTGGAGGATATTCGACATAAATTCTTCCGTCGATTATGCGAATATCTATAGGATAAAATGCGCTGTTTGCTGCAGGCCTGTTCTCATCGACTAATGTAAAATTGACATACATATACCCTGTGAAGTAATCAAAATCTATTCCGTAGAAAGAACAGGCCCAATTGTATGCACGTGACTTGAATGAAGCTTGTAACGAGTCCACCATCTCACTAAATTCAGAAAGGGACGGCGGCAATATAAATTCCAGTGGCCGATGGAAGCATTTATTTTCAGGATTCCCTTTAATCATGACGTCCTCCCTTGCGCAGCCATGTGTAGCAATCAATCTGGTCTTGCCCGCTCAAATTAGGGCAGAGGTCGGCGATGCGCTGATAGTGCGCGTCGTTGTCGGTGCGGTAGAACGGGTCATCTTCAACCAGTCCTTTGACAAACATCACAGCGAAAAAGGCCATAAAAGCGAGGCAGGCGAGGATTTCGCAGACGTTGCGGATAGCATCAAGGCGTGTCGCGTGCGGGTCGCGGTAGTAGCGGATGGTCGGCTGTCTCATGCGGCACCGTCCTCGCGCATCATATTGATGCTGTCGCCTGCAAGATTGACCAGCGCCTTGAACAGTTCGGGGCCGATGATGATGGCTTTGGCCGGGGCGAGAGCCAGCCCTTGCGGATGGGTAGCGCTTGGCAGAGCGATGATGGCGCAGAACTCATCGAACGTGAGCTTGCGTTCGCCGGTTTTGATACGGCTGACGCCGCTGTCGTCGAGGGAGAGCGCATCACGGATTGCAGGGACGGGGATGGCGCACAAATGGGATTGCAACAGGGAAGGCGAGTTGCGAAAAGGTTTGATGGTCATGACTGACCGCCTTTGCCAAACTCGGCGTCAAGGTATTGCTTGACGCACTGGTAGGCGATGGTTGCCATTGGCAGATTCAACTTGCGTGCGGCACGTTGCAGCCGCTGGCGGTCTTGTTGGGATAGCCGGACAAGAACCGGCTTGTCTTTGCGGGTTTCGGGCGGTTTGATGTTCATGTATCATTACAGACGGCTAAGTCTAAGCGTAAGCGTGACGAAGCCATAAGCCTCCTGACTTGTTGGGGGGATAGGAGAGCAACCGGATAGTTTGGCGACTTGGGGTTGCTCTCCGCCTTGTGTAACTAAGCGGCTCGCTTAGTGTTGTGCTAACTATACGCCTCAAACGAGGCGGAAGTAAATCATGAATCGCCACAAATTATGCAACGTCATGAAAGATTGAGAAAAATAGTAGAGGGGTCTGGTATAACACAGGGCGATTTTGCGGCCCAAATGGGTGTTGCCGTTTCCGCACAACGTAACTATGAGAAAGGGTTAAGAAAACCTGATATTGACTATCTCCAGCGTTTGCATGATGCCGGATATGACGTACTGTATCTATTAACGGGAACCACAAAAATCCCAGAAGGTTATGTTCGCATCCCCAAAATGAGCGCGCGCGGTAGTATGGGGAGCGGTATTGATGGGGCGCTTGCACATGATGATGTGCTTGAGTACATCACCGTCTCAAAAGACTGGATTGATCGCACGATGGGGACGTATTCAAAAGCGGATAATCTGCGCATTATTCATGGTCGTGGGGACAGTATGGCTCCGACCTTTTCTGACAACACACCGCTTTTGGTAGATATTGGCGTTACAAATTTTCAGCAGGATGCTATTTATTTGTTTCAATTATTTGGTGAAGTGTATATCAAACGTTTACAACGGAAGCCGAGGGGGGGATATAAAGCCATATCTGATAATAAATATTATGAATCATTTGATATTTTAGAACCTGACGATTTTCGTATTATTGCGCTGGTTGTTGGGGCATGGAATTTTTCTAAGTTTTGAGGAGAAGAAATGAGTAAAGGATTAGATTCAAAATATATATTTGAAGAAACAATGAAAACTTATGATGATAGATTTGTTAAAAAATTATTCCTAATGATGATTGGTTTTTATTTAGGAATCATAGCGATGCTGTCAGTAGTATTAGGAATAAGTTTGTATGGAATAACCTCTTTTAATATATATTTAATGGTGGTTGCATTAGTATTTGCTTTGGCAGAGCTTGGGCTTATTTTCAAAGTTTGCGCATACGTGTGTGGAATTTTCATGTCTGAAAAACGTGCGCGTCAATGGGTGGCCGCTGCTAGTACCATTGAAGAAAGAGAAGACAGAAAAAAAATGTTTCATTGTTTTCGTCGTTGCCAGCAGGCAGAGCTTCAGTATGAACGCAAATCCAACCATAAGAATAAAGGGAAATTAGAAGCCGCACGTACTAAATGGGAACATGAATCTACACGCTTCAAAGAAAAATATTTTGTCTAATCATGAAAAGGCAAATCTTTACATTTTTGTTCATATTGTTTGTCGGTAATGCACTCGCCTACGAAATCACCGGCAAGGTTGTTGGTGTAGCCGATGGCGATACGCTGACCATCCTTGATGCGACAAATGCCCAACACAAAATTCGGCTCGCCGATATTGACGCCCCGGAATCTGGGCAACCGTATGGCAACCGTGCGAAGCAACGCCTGCGGTCGCTGGTCGCCGGAAAAACAGTAATCGCAGATTGCCGCGAAAAAGACAAATACGGGCGTGACGTCTGCACCGTTATCGTGGATGGGGCTGACGTCAATGCCGATTTAGTTGCGACCGGTCATGCGTGGGTCTATGAGCAGTACAACGCACGCGCTGACCTGCCGCCGTTACAAGAGGCGGCGAAAAGCAAAGGAGCAGGGCTGTGGTCATTGCCAGAGGCGCAAATTGTGAAGCCGAGCGATTGGCGGCACGGGCAAAAGGACGTACAGGAGCAGGTTAAAGCGGTCAAGGCACAGCAGGCCACTCAAGCGGATGTTGCCTGCGGCAGCAAGCGCTACTGCAAGCAAATGGCGTCATGCGCCGAGGCCAAGTTTTACTTGCAACAATGTGGCCTAAGTCGTCTCGATCGGGATGGCGACGGCATTCCTTGTGAATCCATTTGTAAATAAAAGAAAAATATGTTTTGGAAAATACCCAAATGGTGCGTCTGCCTGATCGTCCTCGCAGGTTGCGAGAATCTGAATGGACTGTACTCGGATGCACCCAGCCGACCGCAAACCGTGGCGTTGCAGGCGCAGCGCCCCGCTCCGGGAGAAATCACGCTGTTGCCGCAATCCTTGCCTGTGTATGGCGCGACCGATGCGGCAGATACGGGATATAACCATCGTGCTACGAAACCGCAGAAATCCGGTGCGAAGAAATACAGCTGCGGCAGCGGCAAGAGGTGCAGTAATATCAGTTCGTGCGAAGAGGCGCGCTATTTGCTCAAACATTGCGGATTGAGGCGGCTTGACCGTGACGGCGATGGCGTGCCGTGCGAAACGATTTGCCCCGGTGGATAATTCAGATACGCATCAGGAAATGAAAGACTATCGACCACCCGCCTGCCGTATTGGGAGCTGGCTTGATGATGAAATTTACGGGCGTGTGCAGGTTGGTGGATTCACCGATGCCAAAATCTCATGGCCGTATCGCAAAAGCCGCAGCTCGCATTCGCTGATTTTATGCGGCGATTTGGTTGAGGCCGTAAAAATCGAGGCAGCGAAAGACGTTTGTGACTGGTTTGATGTTGGGGCGACGACGGTCGCTAAATGGCGACGCTTACTCGGTGTGAATCGACAAAATAACGACGGAACGCAACGTCTTTACAGGGAACTTTTTGCCCAGAAAATTACCCCAGAAATAGCGGAAAATGCTCGTGAACATGCCAGAAGCCAGTTCTCCCGCGCAAAGATGTCTGCAACCAAGCGAGGGAAGCCCGTCAATATCCATCCTAATTCTATCGCAGCATTGAAAAACTGGCGGAAGAAAAAAAAGATTAAATAAAGAAAGCCGCCTTATTGGCGGTTTTCTTTTTATTGTTTTTGCCCGCGCTGGTAATAATCCAGTAGGTGCAATAACGCAGCCTTTTTACTTCCTTTTTCATTAGATAAGGCTTCAAATTGTTGTGCATAGGGTGCTTCGAGGATAGCGCTCAAACGGATACCACCGTTTTTCAGGATTTTGTCATGCGCCGCTTTCGCGGTTTGTGCGCGCTGCGCTTTGGCTCGTGGGGTTTTGCAGTAACTCATGGGGTTTTTGCCGCTCAAAAAATGCGTGCGCAAGGTCGCGCTCGAAATTATCCAGCGCCAGCGTGTCGCCAGACTCGGCCAATATACGGCAAGCTGCAAAGGGCGCGGTCGGCGCTTTGCCACCGTCGGCGATAATGCCCCATGCTGTTGCTTTATATCGACTATGTGTGCAAACAACGATGCGGCGGACATCCTTCCCCTGTCGTTTCACGATAACGTCCAGCAGTTTGCGCTGTCGCTGTTGTAAGGTACAGATATATTCATCGTTCAATGGTAGCGGTGTACGGGGTTCTTGCAGCCAATCTTTCAGGCGAGCAACGACTATGCCGTCTGCCTCGCGGGTGCGATAGCTTTCACCAGTAGTGATATTGATATGATAGAGATACACACTGCCGCCTGTTACGGCCCCGCCGCCGAAAGGCGGCAGGGGGAAGGTTGATTATTCAAACTGTTCGGGTTTCCAACCGTAGCCAGTAAGAGCTCCTGACCAAACCATATTAGCGTCAAAGATGCTTCCGTCTGCTTTTACGGTCAGATACGGGGTACCTGCTTCGGCCATTTTGCGAACCAGTGCCATTGTATTCGGGTCGGTGATGGTTTCTTTTTTGCTACCGAGCGTCCATGAATTTCCACCGCTGTGAGGTTCTGTCTTGGCGCATGGGTATTCAATTACAATACGGTCGCCGTGGTCATTGACAACGTATTCAGTTTCCCAAATGTCGAATTTGGTCGGGATGCTGGTTACTTTTACATTTGCGTTCATGGTATTTTCCTTGAGTTTTCGTGCCGCTGGTTAATCAAATATCGAGAGGCTGCGGCGTGTCTTTCGATGGGTTGAATTTTACTGTGTTACAGTAATCGGCGCGAGTATTTTTTGCATCACACCCCTATTATTTTTATAACCACATAATTTTATTAAAACATTTCTGCGCAGCTGATTTGCACGGTGTAACCGTTGTCGCCGAGGGTGTGCGTAATCTCCTTGATGAACCACCGTACCGCATCAATCTGCGGCTTGAATCCCTCGACTTTGAGCGGTTGTTCGGCGAACAGCTCGGCGCGGCCAAAGGCTAGGTTCAGCGAGAGGGTGCGGGCGCGGGTTTTGATGCGCTTCATTTCCGCCTCGGCTGCCTTCTTTGCCTCCGCCTCGCTGTTGTAAGTGTGTTTGAGGTGTCGGCGGTAGCCGTCTTTGCCGATTTCGGCTTTTTTGCGTTTGGCGCCCTTTTTGTCGTGCCAGTAGGCTATGACGCCGGTTACACGGTCGTCGCGGTCGGCGTCGTTGTAGCTGTGGCTGTCGCCGTCACGGCGCTCGATGATGGCCGTTGGCAGCTCGTTGCCGCCGCTGTTTTTGCCGGAAGCGCGCACCGTGAATATGAGCCGGCCGTCCTTGACCGTGCCGACGGCGTCATGCTCCTGCGCCAGCCGGGTTACAAGGTGGGCGTCGCTCTCATTGGTCTGGTCAATATGCGGGATGGCAATACCGGCGAGGTCGGGCGCAACTGCCGGAATCAGCCCGTGGCGTTTGGCGATGGTACCGATGATGTCACCGAGGGTGGTGGCGTGGTAGCTGGTTTCGCGTTCCTCCAGCAGCGTCTGGCGAAAATCCGCCGAGCGGGCGCGAATGGTGATGACGTCTGGCGGCCCCTGATGGCTGATTTCGTCAACGATGTACTCGCCCCGGTTTTGCTCCATGCCCTTGTAACCGAAAATGGCGGTGATTTTTTTCCCCTTGCTCGGCAGTTCGACTTGGCCGTCGCTGTCGTCGATGTCTATCGTCAGCTCGTCCACCTCCATGCCGCTTTTGTCGGCGACGGTGAGCGACAGCAGGCGACCGTGGAGTTCGAGCGGTTTGCCTTCGAGGATGAGGGTATAGACGGGCGTCATCAGAACAGCCTCGTGATGAGTTGCAGCAGCGGCGACAGGCGGCCGAACGGGGCGTGGCGGCCGTCGTAGCGCTTGAGCGACAGGGTAAATTCGATTTTGAGCGCCTGTCCGTCGGGCATGAGGACGCTGGATGTCTCATTGAGGCTGTCGATGAGCCAGTAACCCATGACTGCGCCGGTGCCGTGCATCAGCAGGTAAGGCTCGCCGCGTCCGGCCATTTCGCGCAGCATGGTGATGTTGGCCGGGCCGCCGGTGTACTCCGGGGCAAGGACGCCGGACAGGGTTATTTGGTCTTCGCCGCGGCCGACGTACTGGTAGGCCGGCTCGCCGCCGGTGCGGTTATTGGCAGGCCAGCGCCATTGCGTGGCGCGCTGGATGCTGTCGATGGGTGCCGACTGGACGGCAAAAACGAACATACCCAAACACATTAACATGGTGGCCTCCTATGCGAGCGCGGCGTCGGTGTCGTAGAAAGCGCTGCGGTTGCTGCCGCCCTGCCGCCGCCGTTCGTTGGCGAGTGCGCCGCGCACCTCTTTGCCGATGGCTGCCGCCAACTCTTTGTTGCTGCCGCCACCGCTGACGTTGATGTTGACGGTGGTGTTGCTGTTTGAGGACAGGTTGTTGCGGGCGGCAAGGGGTTTGGCAGGGCGGGGAACGCCGTCATAGGGTTTGAGGGGGAATCCCGCTTTTTCCATCATGTCTGCTTTCTGCTTCATTTTGTTGTCATATTCACGAAGCTGTTGGGCGTCTTTCAGGGATTTCGGGGCAAGGTCTTTACGTTCCAGTATGCTCCCTTCTTCCCCCATGCCGAGCAACTCTTTCATGGCATTGATGGCACCTTTTATTTTGTCAGACAGCCATTTGATTTTATTGGCGACCCATTCAATGCCTTCGCTGAAAGCACTGACCAGCGCGTTGTAAACGTCCCAATTGCCGATTGCGTTGATAATGGACGTCCCGGCTGCAATCATCATGTCCCAAAGTTTGCCGGGCAAATTGGCAAAGAACTCGATTGCCTGGGAAAAGCCGTCAATGATGGCAGAGGAAACGGGGTTATTCAGCCACCAATTTTTTAGTCCCTCCCAACATTCCTTGAGAAAGCCGGTTACGTTTTCCCAATTGTTGTAAAGCCACCAGCCAGCGGCGGCAATGGCAGCAATCGCCAGCACAATCGGGTTGGCAATAATGAAGCGCCCTAACAGCAGGAATGCCCGCCCAAGCCATAAAACCACGTTGCCGAGTGTGGTGAGTGCCATTTTTGCAAAACCTCCGGCGAAGACGGCAAACAGGCGCAATGCGCCAAACAATTTGCCACCGATTATCCATGCCCACCCCCCGGCGCCAATGGCAAGGCGCGACAACAGGCTGCCGAGTCTACTGATGATGCCAATCGAGCCGAACAGGATTTTGCTGCCCGCAACCAACGCCGCATTAAATCCGGCGAAGGCCAGCAGGGCAACGCCGCTCACGCCAGCCAGAACCGCAAAAGCGGTCGCGCCAATCATGACCCATTTCACCAGCGTTTTATGTTCCTTGAGCCACGGTTGCAGAGTGTCTCCCAAAAAATCTTGCGCGGCTTGCGCAAACCACAGCAGGGATTCGCGCAAGGTTTCGCCAATCATGCCGGACAGCATCCCGGCGACGCCGCCTAATTGCTCAAAGGCGGCCGAGAGCGTTGAGGTCTTTTCGGCAATACGCGCATTGGCGTCGGCTTGTTTGTCCATGTCGGCCAAAGCAGCGCGGTAACCTTCCAGCCCTTGTTGCGCCAACATCATTGCCGGACGTCCGGCTTCTTCGCCAAACAGCTCTTTGGCGACCAGTAGCGCCTTTTGTTCGCCAAATTTTTTCTGGATGGTATTCAATTTTTCCAGTTCGGCAATCATGGCCTCGGTGCCTTTGAATTTGCCTTTTTGGTCGTAAAAATCGAAATCCACGCCTGCGCCGCGCATGATGTGTTTGGCTTCGGCCTTCATGCCGCTTTTAGCCTTGCGGATCATTTCCGGGCCTTTGGCCAACCGGCCCAGCATCGCGGAAAAGTTCGTGCCAAACATCGAGCCTTCGAGGCCTTGCCGTGCCGCCATGCCCTGAATGGCGAGCAGTTTCTTGTAGTTTTCTTCGCCGGTGATGCCGAGCGAATTGACCGTTGGTGCGTAATATTTCATGGCCTCGGCCATGTCGTCCTTCTTGAGGCCGAAGGCGAAGTAAGCGCGCTGGGTCATGTCGGCCGCCTTGTTGATGTCGTCCGGGTTGAGGCCATGTGCCTCAATCATCCGCGCGGCGAAGGTGCCGCCTTCCTCTTGTCCCATGTTCATCAGCACGGCCATTTCTGCCGCCGCGCGCAGGCCGCCGCCGGTCATGACCGCGTCTTTTACGCCCTGTTCTTTCAGGGAGCGGGCGAGGTTGATAAAGTCTTGGGTGGTGCCGGGCAGGACGTTGCCGAGCTGTATCGCCTGTTTGTTGATTTCCTCAAACGCACCATAGCTGCCGTCGGCGCGCATCATCGTTACCTTTAGGTCTGTCGAGGCCTGCTCCTGTTGCATATATTCCTTGACCGGTGAGGCGATGATTTGCCCGGCGCGCTGCGCGGTGTTGATGCCAACGTAACCGGCCATTGAGGCATTCGCCGCCGTCTGCAAGCGACGCTCGTTGCGCTGGTGTCGTTCAGCGATGCGTTGCAGCCGCTGCGCCTGCCGTTCGAGTTCGGCGTTGGTGCGGTTGGCGCTGTTGCGCAAGCGGTCTTCCTCGCGCGCCAGTTCGCGTGTATTGATACCCGCTGCGCGCAGGCGTTGCGTCAGTTCGACCAGCCGTTGCTGTTCGCGGTTCTGGATGCTTTCCAGTCGCGCCAGATCGCGGCTGGCGCGATCAAACTGGCTCGCAAGCTCTCGCCAGCGTTGCGACCCGTGCCGTAGCCCGCCCATTTGTTGCTGTAGCCGCTGCATCCGGTTGCGCATCCGCTCGATGTTGTCGGCAGTCTGCCGCATGGACTCTTGTTGGCGGCGGTACGCCTCAACATTGCGCAGCTGGTCGTTCAGGCGGCGCAGGGCATTGCGGTTTTGGTCGAATGTCCGCATCAGGCGGCTGTTGGCCGCGCCGATGTTGCGGAATGTGCGGCTCATTTCGTCAAGCGCACGCAGACGCACCTGCAAATTCAAATCAGCCATAAATATTTACCTTTTCAGCGGGTTATTGTATGATGGGGACAGGTAAAACACGGGAGGTCAATCATGGATCAGGTTATTTTGTCGTGCGTTGTATGGACGGTGGTCATTTTGGTTTCTGCCGCATTTCTTAAAGGGCTGGGCAATTTCCTCTTTGAGGAAATCATCGAGCCGTACCAGTTGTGGCGCGCCGAGGTCAAGGCACGTCGCGAACGCATCAAGGCCGAGCGTGAGTGGCAGGCGTCCCGTACCAGATAATTTTTCATGTGTTCTTCCTTGCTTGTGCCGCCCTTCTGGGCGGCTTTTTCATACCGGTTGCTGCGCCTGCCGGTTACGCTCGATGGCGACAGCGTGCCAGCGCAGCAGCTCGGCGAGACTCATGCGGTCGAGTTCGCTCGGCGGCCAGCCGCCGCCGAAGACGATATTGATATCGGCCCATGCGTCTTCTACGCTGCGGGGGATGGCTTTCCCGCCGCCTCGCCGTCCTCGTCATCAAGGGCGAACATTTCGGCGACCAGAATCAGCGCGCGGGCAAAGTCGCGCAGGGCGAGCTTGTTTGCTTCCGCCGGGGTCAGCGTCGGGGAGCTGATACGCGGCAGCAGTTTGATTACCGCCTCGGCGTCGCCCTGGGTCAGATCGAACAGGCGGATGCCGCGCAGCTCGCCCGCGCTCGGTTCGCGCAGGCTGATTTCATGCACGGGTTTGTCGTCGCGGATGATGGGGGTTTTCAGTTTGAGGACGCGCGGTTTGACGGCTTCGTTTTCTTTCATGGTTTGCTCCTATGTGTCAGGGGATTACTGTTTGAGGTTGGCGCGGCGCTTTTCCAGCAGGTCGCGGCCATTGACGATGTAGATGTTGTTCGGGAAATCAATGTCGTACAGGGTGCGGCCATCGATGGCGTACTTGAAGGTGGCGAGTGATACGGTGTATTTCGTTTTTTGCAGTTCGCCGGGCTTCGAGGAGCCAAAATCAATTTCTTTCAGGCGGCCGGTCATAATCGCTTCGATGCCGTGGCCGTCGCAGTTCATCTCTGATTCGGCGCTGGCGTTGATGCGGAATGTGACACCGGCCAACCCGCAGACGCCGTAGGCGGCAATCATTTCGCTGGTCTGTTCGCTGGCCTCAAAGGTCAGCTCCATCGCTTCTTGGCCGAGGTCGAGCATGACCGGGCCGAGCATTCCGCCCGCGCGGTATTCTTCGGTTTTGCGGGCAACTTTCGGCCATTCGACGTTATCGACGATGCCCGCATAGCCCCGCCCATCAACGGACAGGATCGCGTCTTTGATAATCTTGGGTAGCATGGGTCACTCCTTAATTGGCGGCTTCGACGCGGCGCGCGAAGTCGATGAGGTAGATATCGGTGATGGATTGCCGCAGGTTGAGGTTTTCCAGCGGCGGCACCGGCGTGAAGTTGTAGCTTACGGCCAGTTTCCCGGCTTTGAGGGTGTCCTTGTTGTTGATCTTGTCGTCGTACCACGCCTCGCCGCCGAGCAGGTAGCCGTCGCTGGTCAGGGTACGCAGCGAGGCATTGATGCCGGTGATGATGTCGCCAGCGAGGCCGGGCGATAGTGGTTTGTCGATGGCCCAGAGGTGGCCGCGCGCGACGGTCTCGGCGATGACTTGCGCGGTGCGGGTATAGGATTCAAAGGCAAACAGTGGGTCATCCGAACAGGTGCGCGAACCCCAAATGCGGAAGCCCTGCTCGCGGACCAGCGTGCTGACCTCTTTGCTGTTGAGGTAGTTGGCGTCGGTCGCCGTACTGGTGATGTCAAAGCCAATGTCCACGGTGAGGCCGGTCACGCCGTCCACGGCGACGTTGGAGATGGTTTTGTGCCAGCCGACCTCGTGGTCGAGTTTGGCGCGCAGGCCGAGGGCAACGGCGGTGGCGTGGATGGTGTTGGTTTTTTTCGCCGTCTCGTCGAAACCGGTGAAATCCGGCCAAATCAGCATCAGCTCGCGTGCGCTGAAGTTGGCGCGGTAGGCAACCGCCTCCTCTTTGGTGGTGCCGATGGCGCGCGCATAGACAAAGCCGCGTATTTTCTTGGCGATGTCCACCAGCTCGGTCGTAACCGCTTGGCTGTCCAGCCCCGGCGCGCCGATGATGCGCGGCACGACGCCCAGTTCGGCATTGGCAGCGAGCAGCGCCTTCGCGCCGCTGTAGCGGCCGTTCTCAAACGCGCCGATGGTCTTGGCGTCTTGGTCGGCGCCGTTGTCGTTATTTTCTTTCGAGGTCGGCACGCGGACGACGACGGTCAGGGCGTTGGTCTGCTTGTAGATGGCAGACAGCGCCGGGGCGAGCGTGCCTTTGGTTCCCGCCTTGCCGATGGCTTCGGGCAGGTTGCTGATGAGGACGGGGCGGTTTTCCGGAAATGTGGCCGCGTCGGCGTCTTCGCCAGTGGCGACCAGCCCGATCACCGCAGTCGAGGCGGTGCGCAGTGGGCGGCTGCCGTTGTTGATTTCGATGACGCGAACGCCATGCAAATATTCGGTACTCATTTTGTGCTTACTCCATAGAGGTACTGATAGATGGATTGGGGGGATTGTTGTGCGGGGTTGTCCATGCCGAGGACAGTGGCGACAAATTCGCTGCAAAACCAGCGCATACCGGACTGGCGCAGGAAGGGAAAGACAAAGCGGAAGACGCCGAGCCAGTCGTAGCGCTGCCCCTGATAGCGGCGCAGCCAGTCGCTGACTGTTTCGGCGGGCAGGGTGCGCAGGGCGCGGTCGTAGTGGGAGGGATCGCGCAGGTATTCAGGGTCGATGGCGGGCAGTAAGTCCCAGCGGTCGCCGGGGAGCGCCATGAATTTGCCGCGCACGCCGCCGTCGCGCACCGACGCCGACACGCAGAAATAGACGCCGGGGCGGGCGGTATCCGGGATGGCCAGTTCGCAATGCGAGTAGGGCGAGCGGGTGAGCAGGCGGATAGTGCCGTCGAACAGGTATTTGACGCGCTCACGCAGCGATGCACCGGGGCGTGGGCGACCTTTGTAAAAGGCGACGTAAACGCTCATGCGTCACCTCCAGCAGGTGCTGCCGGCATCATTGGCATCATCGGTGGCTTGTAGTGGATGGCGATGGCATCGAGTGCGGCGAGGTCTTCGGCGGCGCGGACTTGGTCTTCAAGCGCCTGCCGCTGTCCGGCAACGCTGGCGGTCAGCGCCGTAAAGGCGTTGCTCTTGGCAAGCGCCTTGGCGCGCAGCTCGTCCAGAGGCACACCACGCGCCTGCGCGATGCCTGCCAGTATTGGCGTGGATGCCTGCTTGTCCGCCGCCCACGCTTGCGCCTCCAACGCCTGCGCCGCCCATGAGTCGCGCTCGAATTGCGGCACACCATTGAGGCCAGCGACTGCCTCGATAAAGGCTTGTGCGGCGCTGGCGGCTGCGTGCAGTTTGGCGGTTTTTGCGGCGGCGAGCGCCGCTTGCGGGTCGTGGTGGTAGTCGTTTTCATCGACCAGCCGCTGCCCTTCGGCAGGTTCAAACGGGGTTTCTGTCCAGCCGCAGATTTCGCCGTCGGCGTTCAAAATGTGGTAGCCCATGATTTACTCCTTCGTCCAAAGTTCGACGTATGAATAGCCGAAGTTGCTTGCGACATAAATGCTGGCGCCGCCAAAACTGATGCCATCCACGGCGACCATGCTGGTTGGATGTACGCGCCCGGGCGGATTTTGTGCGGCGATGCTCCCGTCTGGGTGTTTGAGTTGATGGACGCCCCTTGTATGTCCGTTGTAGTGTCCCAAGCAAGCAAAAACCAATGCGTTCTCCGGTGATTTGATGGGGTTGGTAATTGTTGCCTCCACACCGGGGCTGCTACTGCTGCCGCCATTAACATTCACTTTGCGTTTCCAGCTGGCTTTGACCGTGTCATAGATTTGTTGGCGCACCGCTTGCAGGTTGTCGTTGTGGGCAATCAGCGCCGCGCGACCAGTAGCGGTTTGGATGATTTCGGCAAGCGCTACGCTTGAAACAGCAACGGCCGCCATCGCTACCTGACTACCGGCAACGGCTGCCATCGCTACCTGACTACCGGCAACGGCTGCCATCGCTACCTGACTACTGGCAACGGCACGCATCGCCACCTCGCTTGCGGCAACGGTACGCATCGCCACCTCGGAATCCACCCAAACACGGCGGGCGGTAGGTGATGCAATCAAGGCTTGCATGGCGTTGGCAGATGCGACGACCGCAGCCAGTGCAGCCGGGGTGTCGGTGATGTATTGCGTCAGCTCGGCACTTTTGGCGATGACCGTCATGCCGGGCGCGTGTTGCGGCCACACTTGCCACAGATCGGGCGCGTCTTTCCACAGGGCGCAGGCGGTTTCGTTGGCGAGGATGGCGGTGGCCGTGGTTTGGCTTTGCGCGAGGTAACCGAGAGCGATGCGGTTGCGCAGGCATTTGTTGAGGATGTCCTCTTGCGCCTTGGCGGCCAGCCACGTGGCTACTTCGTCGTTGTCAATTGCGCTGCGGAATAGTGCTTCGTGGTCGGTGAACCAGATGTCGCGGTTCACGGTGCCGGCCATTTCCAACAGCGCCGCATGAAAGCGCGAAATGGGGCTTTGGAATTGGTTGGCGAAGTTTTGCAGCACGCTGTAATAGGTGCTGTCTTTGCCGAGTTCCTCGCTGGTGTAGCGGCGGGTGATTTCGGCGGCAAGGGCTGCCGGGAAGGTGTCGAGTGCGGTCGGTTGTGCGCGGTGCAGCAGGCAGAGTTTGACCAGCTGCAACGCTGGCAACTTGCTCAAATCTGCGCCGAGTTTGGCGGCGATTGCCGCTTTTTGTTCAGGGGTCATGTGCTTGGGTTCCGGGTTTCGGTTGGTTCATTAGACAGCGAGGTATGCGGGCAAACCCCACCCCGGCCCTCCCCCACGGGGGGAGGAGGATGTTTTACAAACCAGCAAGTGCTAAAACGAGGGTGTCTTCAATGGCGGCATCGGTTGCCGCTTTTTCTTTACCCCGTGCCGTTGTTTCGGCGGTGATTGCCGCTTCCCGCGCGGTGGCCTCTGCGGCGAGCGCGCTGTTTGCCTCTTGTGCTGCCTCATAGATGGCACGGTCGGCGGCGGTCAGGCTTTCGCGTATGCGGTCAACGTCTTCGGACAACAGGTGTTCCGGGTGCGGCAGCGGGAATTTGTAGTGGGCCGTTTGGTCGTTTGGCATTTGTGCCTCCTTATGTCGTAACCATGCGCAGGGCGCGGGCGCGCGGGCGGGCGCTGATGTTGCCGGAGAGGGTGATGCGGCAGCGCACGGTGTCGCCGCCGCTGATCGCCTGTTTGTATTCGTTGCGCACCCAGCCGTCGCCGAGCGGTTCGCCGTTTTCCGGAGTGCAGGATTTCCATGTGCCGTCGATTTCGATTTCTACGGTCAGCGCGCTGCCGCTGGGGGTGTTGCTCTCCAGCGTGACGATGGCCTGCCCGCTGCCGGCGACCACGGCGCGGCTGATGTAGGTCGCGGTCTCTTGCAGGTCGCCCAGCGCCAGCAATGCGCCGGGATACACCACCGGCGAGCGGGTTTTGCTGCCGCGCAGGGTGACTTTGGCGGTCAGGTCGCCGTCGGTGCGCACGTCCAGCCGTCCGGTCTGCTTGTCTTGCAGCGGGTAGCGGCGCTCGTCCGCCACGAAAGTGAAGTTGACGTCCGTTTCGACGCCTGGGCGCTCAACGTCCGCCATCAGGTAGAGGTCGGAGGTGTGGTGCGCGGTTTGCGTTTTCAGGTCGATGGTGTGTTCGGTCGCGGTGAATTCGGCGGCATACAGCCGAAACGCGAGGTCGGCGTTGTTGTGCGGCGTCCACGTTGAGGCGTTGGATGAGGACAGCAGCACGCCGACGCTGTAACCCTGTTCGGTGACGTAGCGGCCGGCGCGGCGGTCGTATTGGCCGACTTCGGCGATGGCGAGGCTGTGTTTGTTGTCGTCGGTGAGGATGACGACCGCAATTTCTTGTAGCGCCTCGATGTAGAGCGGGGTCGCAAAATCGACGACGGTTTCTTCACCGTTGCCCTTGATTTGTGCAGCGGTGATGCGCGCCTCGGCGAGTACCGCGCCGGTTGGCAGGCCGGTGGCCGTCTCGCGGATTTGTACGGTTACGGGCTTGTCGCCGATGTCCTCAAACCACAGGCCAACGGCCGCAATGTGCCGCCCCTCGGTGAGCAGGGTGATGGTCTGCGCCAGCGGGTCGTAACGGGTAACGGTGATGACGCGGCGGCGTTCTTCGAGGGTAATCTCGCCGCGCCCGGTGAACTGGGCGAGGCCACGGCTGCCGCGCTCGCCGATGATTTCGACGCTTTTGACCCCTGCCGGGATGCCGGTCGGGATGGCAAATTTACCGCGGGCGATGCCGCTGTGGTCTGCATGGATACTCATGGTTATGCCGCCTCCACGGCGATTTCGATGCCGTCAAAGATGACCCGGCGGATTTCTTCGTCCGGGCGGAATCCCTCGGCGCGGAAGGTGATGGTGATGGGGCGTAGTGTCTCGGCCTTGCGCGTGCCGACGGTTCGCCGCTCGATGCTCTCGCTGGTGCGCGTTGCGCCACCGCTGCCAAAGATGCGGGTCACGTCCGCACCATTGACGGTCTCGGTTTGCGTCCAGTAATCGACCGGCGGCGTCAGGGTGACGGTCGCCGGAATCGGGTCAAAGGCAGAGTAGGGGTTAATCCGCATATGGCCGGTGCGTGCCGTCTGCTCGACCAGTACCACCTTTTTGAATGGCAGGGTGAGCGGTGCGGTCGCGTCCGATAACGGCGCGACGTCGGCACGGATGGGGAGCATCAGCTCGCCATTGACAATCGCTGCCGTCTGGCTTTGGCCGAGGTCGCGCATGGCATCGTTGGTAAATGGATCGACAAAGACGCCGCGCGTCGCCGCCGGGGCAGTGGAGGACGCGTCGGTCTTGAGATTGAGGATGGCGACGAGGTCGTAGAGGTCAAAGATGTCGCGACGCATATCCTGCAACGTCCCCATGCTGACAGCGACGATGGCAGTAATACGCACGGCGGTTGGCGCATCCTTGAACCAAGTGTGATGCAACTGCGCCAGCTCCAGCTGGCCGGTGGTTGCAGGCGGTGCTTTCGGGTTCACACGGCGCGGCATCCCCTTGATGCGGGTCAGGTTGCCCTTGCGGTCCAGGGTGAGGGTGTCGGTGCGCGGCAGGCGCGTCTGGTAATCGACTTGCACCAATGAGCCGGCGACGGCGTTTTCCACGGTGAAGCCGCGCTCGTCGAGGTCAATCGGCTCGACTTGCACGATGTGGCGGTAGGTCACGCTGTAACTGCTACCGGGGGCAGGCTCGGCACCTGCGGGTGACCAGTCAATTTGCCCGGCGTTGAGGGTGTAATCTTTGGTCTGCTTGTAGGTGGTGCCGCCCTGTTGCACCTTGACGATTTCAATGACGGCCGGGTCGGGCAGGGCATCGGCGACGCCCGCATAGCTGCCGTGCAGTACGGTCTCGGTTTTCTCGCGGTGGATGGTCAACTTGCGCACGTCGTGGATCGGGGCGCGATCTACATTGACCCGCATCTTGCCGGTGGCGCCGCCGTTGTATTGGTGCGGCTCGGACTGGATGAGTTGCAGGTCGGGGTCAAACGGGTAGCGCAGGCGCAAGGCCGTGGCCAGCTCGATTTCGTGGCCATAGACGTGCGCCTTACCTTCTTGCAGCGAGTAGGTTTCTTCGGTGTCGGTCGCTGATACCCACACCAGCCGCAGGCCGTCGATGACGTAATGGCCGCCGTTGTTGTCGCGGTCGTAACGGGCGAGGGCGGCGGCAAAGCCGGAAAGGTCGGGCGGTGCGGTCTTGATTTTGAGGTGGCCGTCCTCGACGTCGTACACGCGGTAAAAATTGCCGGTGCCGCCGTCGGTGGACAATCCCCAAACGGCGCTGACGCGCAGGCGTGCCGCCCCCGGCTCGTCGTAGTTGCGTGTGCCTTCGCAGGGGTCGCGTAGGGTGGGGTCTTCGAGTTCGGTGACGACGGTTTCGGTCAGCCAGACGCCGATTTCCACCGTGCCGCTGGTCGGGATGGTGAGTTTGCGTTCGGCAACATCACGCACGCGGCCGCGCAGGTAGATTTCGGCGGTGGCGCAGGTAGTCGCGCCGGTATCGGCGTCAATGACGACCGCGCCGCCGGAAATGATGGCGCCGTCGCTCATGATGCGGTCGGCAATGCGGCGGATGACTGCGGCATGGATGGCCTGCATTTCGTTCAGTTCGGGGGACTGTAGGCCGAGGCCGGCGCGGAAAAGGATTTGCTCCTCGTGTGCCGTGTCGCGGCGGTAGTAGTTGGCAAGATTGATGTCTGTATTGGGCATGGCGGTCAGAAGGTGATGACAAAATCAAAGGTCTGGCGCGCGCCGACGCCGCGCTTGATGGCGGTGATGTAGTCGATGGCGAGCAGCGTGCCGGGGCTTTGCAGGTCGCCGGGCAGAAAGTAGGTTTGCCCGGCGGGGCGGTTGGGCAGGATTTCGGTGCCGAGGAATACGCCGAGTTCGCGGACGGTCTCGCCGAGGCCGTCGTTAAACTCAAACTCGGTGCGCAGGTAGAGGTTGGCGGTCGGCGTGTCACTACGGGCAAAGCGCGCGCCCAGCATGACGATGTCGCCGTCGTCCTGCGGTTTGCAGTAGTGGACGGCGTTTACTTTGCGCCGGGCGATTTCGTCGGTCAGCGCCAATGCGCTGCGCGGCTCGCGCGGGGTGTCGCTGTCCCATGCGGGCAGGCCGCGCCCCCAGGCAAGATGCAGGGTGCTGGCCTTGATGGCGGTGGCGAGCGCGACGCGCCCGCTGGTGGTAAGGATGGCCATTAGTCGGGTTCCTTGCAGTTGGTGATGATGGCGTTGGTGTTGGTCCAGTTGCTGCGCGGCCACGGCTGGTCTGCCCAGATTTGCCCGTAGTACACGGCGACGCCGCGCGGGTTGCCTGCGGCGGAGAGCGCGGTGTAAATCTCAAAGGGAAGCGGCAGGTCGTCGAGATAGAGGACGTGACTTTCGCGGCTGATTGCATGGCTGGCCACGGTGATGATGACCACCGCCCACGCTTCGCTTTCTTCGCGGACGGCGTGGCTAGCGTGGCGGTTGCGAAAGGAGATTTTTGGGTCGCTACCCGGTGGCAGGCAGGGCAATTCAGTGCGGCCGATGCGGATGCCGGAATCATCGTCGAGCAGGTCGCAATCCAGCGGGCTGTGGTCAAGGCGGAAGACGCCCCGGTCGTAGCCGTACACCAGCCGCCACAGACGGGATCGCACCGGCTGCGACAGCAGGGCAAGGCGTACCAACAGGCAGATTTGTTCGGGGGTGAGGACGCCGTGCGGATGCAGGTCGTACTCGGCAAAGTGGCGGTGCGGCTGGTAAGTTGCACCGGGGTCATTGCGCTCGGCAGATGGGCCGGACTCAATAATGTCGGCGGATAGGCCGACCCACGCGAAAGCGAGGTGCAGCGACTGCGGCGTACCACGGCAGCGGCTCCAGCGGATGCCCTCGCGGATGAGCTGGCGCTTGTCGTGGATGTAGGGGGTTATCTCGCCGAGGGCGTACTCGTAAATCAGCGCATCGAGCCAGTTGTCCGGCGGGTTGAATTTGCGGCCACGGATGGCGTCGTCGTCGCCCAGCTCAAGGATGCCCGCGCCAATCTGTGCCAACGCCTGTTCCAGCGCGGTGCTGTTGGGGGGTAGCAAATCCTGCCGCATCAGTAATCCCGCCCGCCGAGGGTGAGTTTGACCGCGCCGATGGCTGCCGCCTCGTCAGCTGCGATGACCACGTCTTGCGCCGGGGTAGTGAGGACAACCCGTTGCACGCCGTCTGCGTGCAGGGTGCGGATGAGCCAGCTGCGGGTGAGGTCGCGACCCAAACCGAGCTGGGTACCGACGGCGGTGCGCAAGGTATCGGGCAGGGTGTGGATGAGGTCGGCGTTGCCGTCGGGCAGCAGCCAAATGGTGGCGGCGACGTCGATGGTTTTGACGGTGGCGGCGCGGATGTCCAGCGTATCGGTGAGGACGCGGATGTCGTTGCGGTTGAGGTAATCACGGGTACGGGCGAGCAGGTCGGTATCCACCGTGCCGCTGTGGCTGGTGATGCTGATACGGACCAAGCCGGGGCGCGGGCTGTCCACATGGGCGTCGCGGATGGCGGGGTCGGCAGAGAGGGCGTGCCAGCGGTAATGCGCGGCGGGGCCAGCGGTGGATGCGCCACGGATACGCTCGCGGATGCGCGTGCGGAATGCCTCGTCGCTCTCGTCCGCGCGGCGCTCCAAACCGTAAAAATCGGCGAGGCGGTCGAGGTCGCGGTCGCGAGCGAAGGCGAGCAGGTTGCTCGCGGCGGCGTCATTGATGCGTGCGCGCAACAGTAGTTCGAGGTAGGCGTTTTCTTCGAGGAGTTTGGTGACGGGTGAGGATTCGAGGGCGAGGGTATCGCGCCACGCCTGTTGCTGGTCTTGCGGCCAGCGCGCAACGAATGCCGCCTTGCGGCGGGTGAGGATGGTTTCGTAATCGAGGGCTTCGATAACGTTGGGAATTTCGGGGGTTGCTGCGCTCATGCCCGCATTGTCGCAACGGCATTGCATGCGGGCGAGCGGCGGATTTCCACAAACGCGGATTGTGGAAATTAAGTCGGTTATTGGAGGATGGCTTGCGCCTGCAATTCTGCGTCATCGAGCAGGCGGGCGCGATAGTTGAGGACGGTTTTGCCGTCCATGCCGACCTCGATAATCGCGCTCTCCAACGTGACGCGCGGCTCCCAGCGGGTAGCCGCATCGACCAGCGCAGCGGCAAGGCGCAGGCGGTTAGCCGGGTTCATCGGCGCGTCGATGAGGGCAAAGAGGTAGCTGCCGTATTCGCGCCGCTGGATGCGCGAGCCGATGGGCGTCGTGAAGATGTCATGTAACGATTGACGGATGGCGGCCAGTTTGTCGGCGACCGGTCGGCCGCTGTCGCGGCTCATGTCGGTTTCGGCAAAGGCGCCGTTGCCGGGGCGGGTATCGGCTTGTTGTTCGATGGGCATTATTTTTGCTCCCATAACGCTCTTGCGTGTTCCATTGCCGCCGTTGGGGTGAGATGAACCAAACCATGTTCCAGATTGCGCCAGTCCAGCGGCAAGCTAAACCAGCGGCGGCTTTCGGCTTTCGGATAGCCGTAGCCGAAATGCGGCATGAAATATTTTTGCCCGAATTTCGGTGCTGTCCGTTCGGGCGCGGGGAATGCAATCACGCGGCGGATGGTTTGCACGCTGGCGGTCATTGCGGTGTGCCGGTGCTGGCACCGCCGGGCATGACACCGGGGTGGGTGTGAGTATCGCCGACGTTGGTGCCGTTGTGAGTGAGGGTTTTGGATTCGATTTTGACCGCCTGCGCGCGCAGGGTGATTTCGCCGGGGGTGTCAATCAGCAGCTTTTGCCGCTTGCTGTCGTACTCGACGCGGGTGCCGTCCTCAAATTCGAGGCGGTCAATCCACGGGCGGTCATCAACCGGGATATCTGGCGCGGGGACGTCATCCGACCACAGCATTCCGACGACGGTGGCGGTGTTGTAGTCGCCGCCGTCCACGGTGAGGACGATTTGCGTACCCTCGCGCAGCGGCAGCCAATGGCGGTAGTTATGGCTAATCCACGCCGGGAAGGGCAGCCAGTTGGTAGTTATTTCGCCGGTCTGTGCGCGGAATTGGCGCGTCTCCCAGTCGATTGCGGCGACGGTGGCGATGCGCAGCACGTTGTTGGTTTGCCGAGGGATGTCGGCGCGGAGAAAACTCATGGGTTGGTAATCATGTGGAGGTGGCGGAGCAGGCTCTCGCGGATCATCGCCTGATCTGCCTCATTGATGCCGAGCAGTTCACGGCGCGGGTATTGGGCGATGCCGTAGCGTAGTTGCTGGGACTTGCCGTAATGGTGGACGTTGGCCAGATAGCCGTCACGGCCGAAAAATCCGACGCGCACGCCGTCGCCGATGAATTTTTGCCGCAGGTGGCCGCGCTGGCGTAGCTTGAGCATCATCTTGCCATTGCGCGCACGGCGGCGCTCTTGTGGTTTGCGCTCCAGCCATGTTGAGCCGTCCGGCGCAGTCTGTGCGCCGATACGGCGGGCATTGACGCGGCGCAAGTCCTCGCCGACACGGCGGAATAGTTGCCGCTGTTCGGCGGGCGAGAGGCGGGCGACCGTGACGGCAATCCAGCGCTCCAGCGCCCCAAAGTTGCTCTCCATCGTAATTATCACGGGTACACCTTGCGGTCGATATGGGTCGGCGTGCAAACATCCATGTGGATGCCGTCGGCGGCGTTGCGGACGTGGTAGATGTCGGTGAGACCGCTGACGGTAATCAGCAGGTCGGCACGCTCGTCGTCCAATATATCCGCCTCAAATTTGAGAGCGTCCGGTTTATGGCCGGGTTGGGCATTGTGCAACCACCGGGCGACCATCCAGCAGGCGGCAGCCGGCGAACCGTGGTACTCCACAATCAGCACTTCGGCGCTGTATTCGAGGCGCAGGTTCTGGTTGGTCGCCTGGTCGGGGTGTTCGTAATGGCTGCGCACCGTGCCGGTTTTGACGCGCACGGTGAGGTCTTCCGGCTGGATGTTCAGGCCGCTTTCGAGCAGGGATTGTCGCAGGTCAGCGATTTTTTGCATGGCGTTCGTGGCGGGCTTGGCATTCGGTGCAGCGTGTGGCCGAGGGATAGGCGCGGCGCCGCGCTTCCGGGATGGGGTCGCCGCAATCTTCGCATTCGGCGCAGCCGGGGGCGGCGGGGATGCGGCGGCGGGCGGCGAGCGCTTGCGCGCGGTTCATTTCTTCGATTTCGGCGGCTTTGTCGGCGATGTCCATTGGGTGCGGGTGGTGTTAATCCAGTCGGTGGCATAGGCGTGGCGGGTTTGGCAGTCGCGGTATTGGCTGGTGGCACGGCTGATCCAATCGATGAGGTCGCCGAGGCTGCCGTCATTGAGTAGCGGCAGGTCGGCGCAGGGGCGCAGGGCGCTCGCTTCGACCGGCGGCGGGGGCAATACCGGCGGGCTGGGTGGAGGGACGTATGTGCTGGTTGAGCAGGCTGACAGCGCCAGACTCAAGGCAAGGCTTTTGCCGGTCAATCGTTGCAAGGTAGGCATTGAGGGTGTCCCCGGTTTGTTTCAGTTGGTTTTGGGTGCGTTCGTGGTTGGCGGCAAATTCGGCGGCCAGCACGTCATAACGCAGGAGTTGCACGTTGTGGCGGTCAATGGCCGTTTGCAGCTCGCCGACAAAGGTCTCCAGTTGTTGACGTTGCACGCTCGCCTGTCCGGCACGGTAGGCATAGCCGACCGAGGCGATGTTGTAGGCAATCAGCACCGCCGCACTCATGATGGCCAGCGGTTTAGACAGCATAGGGCGTCTCCCATTGGCGTGCCTCTTCTTCGCGGCGCAGGCGGAGGACGGGTTTGCCCGCTGCGTATATCCAGCGATGCAACTGTTCAGGGACGGCGGCGTAATCACCAGCGTTCAATTTGCGCAGCAGGGTGGACTTGCGAAAGGCGTTGATACCGACGTTGAAGACGAAGCTGACCAACACATCGAACTGGTGGTCAGCCAGCGCAACCTTGACCAAATCGCTGACGGCGGCTTCGGCAAGGTCGTTGTCGCGGTCAAAGAGGCGGGTAATCTGGTCGTTGCTCAAGCCGTCGCGCCAGTGGATGGCCTCGCCGTCAATCCAGATTTTGCCGCTGGTCATCTCCGAGCGTGTGAGCAGGTGGCCGACGCCGATGGTCGGCAGGCCTGCCGCGTCGTAATACATTTTGCTGCGGCTGCCCTCGCGGGCGAGCAGGGATTTAATGCCGGTTTGGGTCATTTGGCGGGTTGCTTTGGTCATGGTCATGGCTCCGTAGTTTTGCGAGGATGGCGAGGATGTCGGTTTGCTGGTAGCGTTCCAACGTGTAAAAAATGGCGCGCACCGCCGTCCAGCCGGGCAGACCGCACAAAAAATAGATGGCTCCCGCCTGCATCCCGGCCAGCTCATCGGCAAGCGGTTGCAGGTTGAGGTAATGGCTGATGACGTAACTGCCTAGGCCAATCGAACACATGACGGTGCTGATGATGGCGCTAAACCATTCGCGGGGGCTTTTCGGCTGCGCCATCGTCATGACGACGATGCTGGCGGCGACCGGGCCGACGATGTAAATGAGGATTTTGGTCAGTACCGCTCCGAGGGCGGGTTGCGCCGCGCCGCCGAGGGTGCTGTTGGTAATCGGGTCGGGCATGGTTATTCCCAAAGTTTGACGGTGGGCGTGGGCTTGGCTGCCGGGATGCGTGGAATATGGACGGGCGTCCCCTCTGCCAGCCGTGGCGAGTGCAAGGCGTGCGGGTTGGCCGCCATAACTTGCGCTATCGGCGCGGTGTTGCCGGTAATACGGTAGAGGACGTCGTCGAGGGTTTCGTGCTGGTGTGCGTAAGCGGTTTGCATTCATGGCGCTCCTCATATCAGGACGATGGTCGCGCGGCCGCGTCCCATCAGGCGGCGTAATGCCTCGCGGGAGCGTTGCAGCGCGGTATCAATGCGGCTCTCGATACCCTCGGCGCGACGGCTGCCGCTGTCGGTGGTGTCGATGTCGCGGTATTGCTCCAGCTCATACGCTTTGGCGCGTTGCCACACCGCTTGCAGGTAGCGCGCGGTGTCGCGGCCTGCGGCGAGCGTGGCGGTGGTCTGTTGCGCGCGCCACGGTTGCAGCTCGTCTGTGATGTCGAGCATGGCGCGGTTAAGGGTTTCGATACTGCGCGCGGGACTGACGTTATCATCCACACGCATTCGCAGCTTCCATTCGGCAACGGATAACGGCGGATAAAAATCATCCGGTGGCGTAATCAGGTCTTCATTCGGTTTCGGATTGCCGGGGCCATGCGGGATAACGACGCTCATGATTCCTCCGACGCATTGCGCGCTTTGAAATATTCGGCAATCTTCTTGGCCAGCGGTAGCGATACGGCTTTACGGCCTTCTTCGATGGCAGCTAATTGATGTACGGATATATCTAATTCCGCCGCCATTGCCTTTAACGATTGCTTTGCAGTTTTCCGTGCCGCCTTAATCGTTTCGCCGAATGTATTTAATTCGCTCATGGCAAAATCCTTATAAGAAAAAGTGCGTGGTTGATGACGGTAACAGGAGAAAAACCCGTCATCCCTGCCACGCGCAGGCTTCCCACAGGTGCGCGGTTGCAGCGGACAAAGGTGAAACTAACGGAAAGCCTTTGCGCCGCCGCGCCCCGCGCGGGCTGGTTGAGAGGGTTATTGCGACGGGGGTTGGTTTGCCGCCGCCTGTTCCGCGATTTCTTTTTCGATTTTGGCGATCAGCGGTTTCGCACCGACTTTGGCATTCAGCTCGACGGCGCGGCGCAGATGGTCAAGGGCGCGTTCGTTGTCGCCTTCGGAATACAGTGCCTCGCCGAGGGCGCGGTGCAGTTTGGCGACAATCTCGTCCACCATGTCATGACCGCTGACCGCATCCAGCACGTCGCCCAGTTGCAAGGCGCTGACGGGCGGGATTTTGCCGTCCGGGGTTTGCAGCCATGCCTCGGCGGCCAGCTCGGCATAGAGTGCCGGAGCGCTGCGCGCGAAACTTTCCGGGGCGGGCAGGTCGTGACGGACAAGGTAATCACCAACGCGCAAGGCGCGCTCGATGTCGCCGACGTCGAAACACCACGGCAGCATTTGGCTGATGACCGGGTCATGTGCGCCGCTGTCGGCGGCGAGTGCGCCGTCGATATAGGCGTTCCAGTTTTCTGCCATCAGCTCGGCCTTGCGTTCTTGGCGTCGTTCGGTGGACTGGATTTCTTTCAGCTGGCGCTTGTCTTGCGCCAGTTGCGCCAGCGCCAGTTCATGCGCGCTGCCGCGCACCGGGGTTTCTTCGGTGGCGGCACGTTCGGCGGCGCGGCGGGCTTCCTCGCGCTGTTTGTGCAATCGTGCAGGGCTTGCCATGTTTTACTCCCAGCCAGAGCCGTCGGCTTTCGGTACTTTGATACCTTCGACCAGACAGCAGGCGTCATAATCTTCAATGACGTAGCATTCATTCATGCTGCGGTATTCTTCGATGCGGTCTTTTTTCGGGTTATCGAGGTAATACAGGCGAGTCGAACCGGCTTGCGTATAGATAGAGAGATTTGACAGCGGCGTAATCATGAAGGCATCTTCGGGGAAGAATGGCACCGCAATGGTTTTCAAACCGCCGAATAATTGGCTGACCATTAGGCTTTCCAGCGCGCGGCGCTCGGTCGGTTTATCGTTGTCGCCAATCAAATGCAGGTATTTGTCGGTCAGCAATTTGCGTCCGGCGATAACGATTAACTCGTCATCGTGATACCACGGCTCAATCAATTCGTGCGCAGCGTCATATACGGCGGCATCAATATTCGGGTAGTCCTTGTCATTGAGGTTGCCGATTTTTTTGCCATTCATGACTGCGCTGGATTTATGTGCGCGTAGTTGTTGCAGCCAGCCAATATTGACGTCTTGCAGTTTGGAATTGGTGGTGCGGTTGGTATCAGCGGCAACCGATGTACCATTAAAGCCGATCATCAGGCGGTCGCGCGCAATTTGTTTGCTGGTTGCCAAACGCAGCAATGATTGAAATTCGGGGCGGTGCCGCCAACTATCGAGGGTGTTGTAGCGGATATGCGTGTCAAAGTTGGTTTGTTCGCAACGGTATTTGTCATTGGACAAGGTTTTGACGTCGCGCGTTTGCCGCTCGGCATTGCCACTGGTATCGGTTCGCCCGGCAATGGTGCTATTCACACCAATAAAGACTTTTTCGCCTTCTTGCTGGTCAACGGTGATATGGTTAATCAGCGTCAGGAAAGGACTGGTTTCCTGAATTTTCTCCAGCAGCTTTTGTTCAACGGATGGTTCGACGTTGAATTTCTGCGTGGCGTCGGCAACATGGTTTAATTCTGCGATGCGGTGCAGGAATTTGTTGAAATGGTCGCGGGTTTGCTTGTGCATTTGTAGTCCTTAGCAATCGGTTTGGATGTCGGTCGTGCCATTGGCAATGGGACGCGGGGCAGCAAATAATTGTGCCGGTTCTGGCGGATTGGCCGGGGTGGTATCCATCGCCTGTTTCAATTCGGTAAATTGTTTTTGCAGCCCGGAAAGCTGGTTTTTCAGCGTGTCAATTTCCCCCTGCAATGCCTGTTTGCCCGCGCTGTATTCATTGGCGACGGTGGTAATGGCTTCTTCAATTCCGGCGAACCGTTTGCCGTTGTCTTTTTCCGCATTTTCCTGTTTGGAAAATATCGCCCTGATTTTGTCCATGATGCCGGGCGACGGCTTTTCTTCGTCGCTCAAATCAGCCTGAACATAATCGGAAAACAAATGTTCCGGTTCTTTCTGGATGGCACTAAAGGAAAGGCGGCTGGTGCCGGTGCTGGCCGGGCTGTCAGTAACAGCCAATCCAACAAGGTATGCTTCGCCGGTATCGGCAAATCTCGGATTGATTTCTATCGAGGTGTAAACCTTTTGCCCCGCCTGATTGATTTTCACCAGTTCCGGGGTCGGGTTAATGGCGGCGAGCAGGACGGTTTTGCCGTCCTTGTTCTTTTCGGTTTTGAGCGCGGTAACGTCGCCCAATGCCGGGAAAGCGCTGTCGGCATACAGGCCACGGATATGCTCCAGCCAAATGCGCGCACCGTATTTAGCGGGGTCGTAATTCTTCGCCATTTGTTCGAGCTGTTCGCCGCTGATGTGGCGGCCGTCAATGGTTGCGCCTTCGGTGGCGACAATGTGGTATTTCAAGGGATGCTCCGGGGCTGGTGATTCGGTGGCACGATTGTTGTCGCCTTTGCTCCTGCACTCAATCGGCGCGTTTCCACAATGCGGGATTGTGGAAATAATGCTCTTTTGCCCGCGTGCGCGCCTGTCCATCATGCGCGGCATGACTACTTTGCTTCATCCTGATTTATCCCCTGAAAAAAATGCCCGCCTTTTATTCTGGCGGGGTTTTACTTGTGCGGAAATCGCCCGTCTAATGGGTATCCCCGATACCACCGTGCGCTCGTGGAAAACGCGCGAAGGCTGGGACAGGGCGCCCATCGCTCGCCGTATTGAGGAGCAAATCGACGTGCGCCTCGCCGTCCTCGTCGCCAAAGACGACAAGTCCGAGAAGGACTACAACGAAATGGACAAACTTGCCAAAATCCTCGAACGGACGGCACGGATTGGTCGTTATCAGGACGGCGGCAATGAGGCGGATTTGAATCCCAATGTGCGCAGACGCAATGAGGGCAAGCGCAAAAAGGCAAAGGAGCGCGGCGATTCCGGAAAATTCGACGCCGACATGATTGCCGAATTAAAGCGCGCATTTCGGGAGCGGATGTATCCGCACCAAATGGCATGGTATGAACACTCGAAAAAATACGAAATGCGCCAATACGTCAAAAGCCGCCAAATTGGCGCGACGTATTATTTTGCGCAGGAAGCATTATTGACGGCATTGGAAACGGGGAAAAATCAAATCTTCATTTCTGCCTCGAAAAGTCAGGCGCACATTTTCCGCAGCAATATTATCGCCTTCGTCGATGAGGTGTTGGGCGTGCAGCTCAAGGGCGAACATATAAAATTGTCGCCCGGTACCACCCTTTATTTTCTCGGCACCAATTCCAATACGGCGCAATCCTATTCCGGCGATTTGTACATTGACGAATATTTCTGGATTCCGCAATTCAAGAAAATCCAGCACGTTGCCGCCGGGATGACGGTTCACGATGACCGCCGCATTACCTATTTCTCCACGCCTTCAACCGTTACCCATGAGGCCTATCCGTTATGGACGGGGGCGGAATTCAACAAAGGCCGCCCAAAATCCGAGCATATTGATTTGGACGTGTCGCATAAGGCGCTCAAGGATGGGCGGCTGTGCGAGGACGGCTATTTCCGTCAGGTGATTACCATCGAGGACGCCATTAACAGCGGTTTTGACCGGGTAACAATGGAAAAACTGCGGATTAAATTCCCGCCGGGGCAATTTGAAAACCTGCTCATGTGCCAATTCGTCAATGACACGGACAGCATTTTCAAGATGGCGGAATTGCAGCGCTGCATGGTCGATGCGTGGACGCTGTGGAAAGATTACACCCCGCTCGCCCCGCGCCCTCTCGATGATGCGCCGGTGTGGATTGGTTATGATCCCAGCCGCTCGCAGGATGATGCCTCGCTTGTCGTCATTGCGCCGCCACGGGTGGAAGGCGGGGTTTTCCGCATTGTTGACAAGCAAAGTTTCAACGGGCTGGATTTTGATGGTCAGGCGCAAAAAATTCGGGAGTTTTGCGCCATCTATAACGTCGCCAATATTGCCATTGATGCCACCGGCATCGGTCAGGCGGTTTATGACCTAGTGCGCCAGTTTTATCCGCGCGCCAGGAAAATTATTTACACGGTCGAAGCCAAGAATGAAATGGTACTGAAGGCGAAGCAACTCATTCACCACGGGCGCCTGCAATGGGACGCCGGATGGACGGACATCGCCCACGCCTTTTTGACCATCCATCAGGCGCAGACGGGCAGCGGGCGGCAGGTTACTTACAAGGCAAACCGTACTGCGGCCACCGGCCATGCTGATTTGGCATGGGCGACAATGCACGCGCTCATCAACGATCCACTCGGTACTATTGATGAGGCCGGCTTCTCCGGCAAACGCGGTTTTGCCCGTATTTTTTAATTTTGGGAGTTTTAATGTTCAAAGGCAAAAAAGAAAAAACCGCTGAAGCGCAGCGGGTGTTTTCGTTTCAATGGGCGGGCGAGGAAATCGAAGTAACCGGCGCAATGCTGTTGCAATACCTCGAATGCGCTTTCAACGGCGAGTATTACGAATTGCCGTTTTCGATTGATGCGCACGCCAAATATTACTACTCTTTGCTGTATATCCGCAGCGCTTTGCAGGCCAAAGCCAATATCCTGACCAGTTGCTACCAGCCGCACCCGTTATTGTCGCGGCAGGAATTTTCAAAGCTGATTATGGATTATTTGTGGTTTGGCAATGCCTATCTTGAGCGGTCATATGCTCGCAGCGGCAAATTGCTGGCGTTGCGCCATTCCCCGGCAAAATTCACCCGCCGCAGCCGCGATAACCGTTACCGATTCATCGTGCGCGACCGCGATTTTTTCAGCGGCTACGCCATTCACGATTTCCCCAAAGGCTCAATTTTTCATTTATTCGAGCCGGATGTGAATCAGGAAATTTACGGTGTGCCGGAATGGTTGCCCGCCATCCAGTCGGCATTACTCAATGAGGCAGCAACCAAATTCCGGCTGCGCTATTACCGCAATGGCTCGCACGCAGGCTATATCATGTATCTGACAGATGCAAATATCAATGAGGCGGATATTGACACCTTGCAGGAGCAATTGAAATTGTCGAAAGGACCGGGGAATTTCCGCAATTTGCTGTTGTACGCGCCCAATGGCAAACCGGACGGCATCAAGTTGCTGCCGATTTCCGAGGTTGCCGCCAAAGACGAATTTTTCAACATCAAGGCGGTGTCGCGCGACGACCAGCTCGCCGCCTGCCGCGTGCCGCCGAACCTGATTGGCATTGTGCCGACCAATTCCAGCGGCTTCGGCAGCATATCGGACGCGGCGACGGTGTTCGCCCGCAATGAGGTGCGGCCGTTGCAGGACCGGTTTTTGCAGATTAACGATTGGCTCGGCGAGCCGGTCATCGCCTTCGAGGGCTATGAGATCGCGGCGCTCGATCCAAGTTGATTTGCGTCGCCTCAAATGAGGGCGAAAAACAGGAAACGCCGGGAATGCCCGGCGTTGTTTTTGTTCAGCATTTGTAAATCAAGTTGTCTTCGTAGCGCGCCGTCGAGTTGAGTACCGTGTTGATGCTGATGGTCTGATAATCAATGAATCGCTCCCAGCCAGCGAGGCGGTCGCCGATGACCAGTTGCAGGTAAGCGGGCAACTCGCTCCGGGTGGACGAGAAGAAGATAAACGGCGGGCGGACGTGTAGCATCAGGCGCAAAAACTCGACCATGCCGAAATAGCCTTGCTGTTTGTATGCGCCCTGCATGGTGCAGATATAAGGTGGGTCGAGGATGAGCAGGCAGCGCGGGTTGGCGGTGTGTTGTGGCAGCAGGGTGGTGTAGCTTTCACGGGTGATTTCTAGGCCGTCGAGGTAGCCGTCGGCGGCCGGGAAATCGCTACGGCGCACGGCGTGATACATATGCTTGCCGCAAAGCTCCTCAATGCTGGATGCCTGATTGCCCGAAAACAGCAGCCAGCTGATCAGGCAGTTGAGATCGGTATAGCCGTCAAAGGCGCGAATGGCCGCCACGACCTCGGCACGTTTGGCCGTTTTCAGGTGGACGCCGCGCGGGTGATGGCGCAGGACGTCTTCGAGGATGCGGCGCAGGCGGTTGATGTCGGGGATGTGGCGCAGGCGCTCGGCGTAGCCGTCGTAATCGTTATAGATGACGCGCGCTGCCGGTTTGTGGTGTTTGGCCGCGTGCGAGAGCAGGCCAGAGCCGCCAAAGGCGTCGAGGATTGTCCAGCCGTCGCCATCATCGGGGATTATCTGGTGCAGGACGGTCGCAAACTGGTTGAGGAATGCCCGCTTTTGTCCGATGAAGGGGAGCGGGGCTTTGCTGTGCAT